GGCAGAGAGAGTTCGAATCCCACCCTCTCCGCCATATCTACACCCTACAAACTAAAGCACTTTCTAAAATCGCGCGGCTTCCTGTGCCACTTTTGTGCCATTCCACCTGGCCACGCAAAAACCACCCCAAGCTGAACATGCCCAGAAACATCGAAAAGATCACGACCCAGAAAAACCACTCTCGACGATGCCAGGGACGCGAATTCGCGATTTCGTGTCCTTGACGGAATTGGTCCTCGCCATAGTTGCCCGTGATGTACCTGTCGAGACTCCGTCGTTCGTGCGAGTTCATCGACGCCCGCCTTTTTTCGTTTTGACCGGCTTCGCGAGTCCATCGGCGATTAGCTGCTTGGCCGCGCGTGGCGTCACCTGCATAACCTTCCCCGAGGGCCACCCGCAGAAGGAACATAGCCGCAAGCGTTTGATGCGCGCGTTTTTCATTCGTTCACCGCCTTGATCGAAACCACCCGCTGCGCCTTTTTCGCCGCCGTGCGAGCTCCCAGACGCTTTAGCAGTGGATCCGCCGCCCACCCGCCCGCGATCGAAGCGTCGACGAGTTCTTGTTGACGCTGACTCCAGGCCGAATAATGCTTGCGGACGATCGGCTCGGAATCGCCCAACGCCGCCGCAACCATTTGAAAACTACCACCGCGCTCGAGGATATCGACTGCAAGCGTGTGCCGGAAACGATGCGCGTGGCCGTTCTGAATTCCCACCGCTTCGAAAATCTGCGAGAGTTTCTCTTGCCACTTCTTCGTGGCGGTTTCGATACTACTCTTCCCGCTCCAAAACCAATAGAGGGGACTTACGGGCGGGCAATCCGCCAGAGCATCGAGCACGTCAGAGGGCAGGCGGTTGTTAACTTCGCGCCCATTCTTGCGGCACGTCAACTGCACGCGACCGCCTTTCACCCATTCAACCATACACCCCACCGCGTCGCTGATTCGCAAACCTGAAAAACGCATGAAGAGAATCAGAACGCGAAGCCGGATGCAGTTCGCGCGTTCTTCGCCTTGCGCGCCCGCGATTCGCTTGTCGATTTCCTCGAGCATCAAGACGATTTCTTTCGCCGTGAAAGGCTGTTTTTTCGTGATAGCGATCGTCGGCGTTTTGATATCAGTCATTGGGTTTTTCTTTAGCCAACCGTTCTTCACCAGGAACTTGCAGAACTGCCGGAAACGCTCGAGCTTGCGCGCCGCCGCGAGTGGCTTGTCCTGAATCATGCGCCCATTCGTCGGGTGTTGACGCTCGACCGTCCACGACGACCGGAATCTGGCGATAAACCGCGCGTCGATTTGCTCCACCATTGTGACGCTCTGCGACTCTGCGAAGCATGTCAACTGCCCGACCGGGTAGCATTCCGTCTGCCCGTGTCCCGGCGCCGTCGTCCGTACCTCTCGCCGCAACCCTGCAGGAGCGAGCAACGTCCGATGTTTGCGTTTCGTCGATTCGCGCAGCGCCGCATAGTCCGGGTTTTGCTCGAAATATTCCCGTTGGGCTTCGGCGAGCGTGACCGGCTTCGCTTCGCCCTTAGTGTGCGACGCAAAACCCCTGAGTTCGATTTCCTGCCCTGCACGTAGCGCCGTTTTCCAATCGCGCGTATCAAGATTCTCTCTTTTCCCCGTGTAGGCTCGAGCGTCTGCATAACAAGGGCATCCACACTTAGTCTGGTCGCGGCTTGTGAACGGGCAAGGCGGTTCATGCCGCCGATATATTTTCACGCTGCACCGCCAAACGCCGGTACACCCGTTCCACGACGAACGACGGAATTCGCATCGTACGATACGCGCGCCGCGAGGATTTCGGCTCGCCTTCCAAGATCAAAACGTCCGGTTCCTTTTCGAAGAGTCGCCGGATAATGTCGTCGCTGAGACCCCACAGTCTCGCGACCTCTGAAACTGTTAACATCTCTTTCATGGCCCCTAACCTCATTTTTTGGTCTCACTTGTTTTCTCCCTGTAAGAGTCTCAAACAAGGCTATTATATCGCGAAACCGCTTCGAATCTCAAGGCCGCCAACCCGCACGGGTGCCCACTGGGTACCCCCCGGTTTACGGCCCATTTATGCTGATTTTGCTGCAGGAAAAGCGACGAACTGTCAGCCCTTGGTTTCCCCTTACAACGTAGAGCAGGCGCGTGGGAACGCCGTTCTCTTGGCGTGAGGTCTCGATTCTCAGGGCATCTGAAAGGATCGAAAACCACGGTTAACAGTTTTTGAGCCTGCACGAATCCGGTTGGCGTGTCAAGAGTGAAAGATTTTCAAACCTATAACCTTGCACAGACTTTCACAGGAAATTCACCCCTCTGTAAGTTTTGACAGTTTTCAAGACATTTGCAGGCTGAACGATTGCGGATAGTAGCAGTCACCGTTCGGCCCAGTCGAAAACAGATCGACCCGCACGGGGAGCAAAAGCGTTGGGTCGTCGATCGCGTGGTCTGTCGCGAGATAAGTATCAGTGAACACGCCGCCCGCGATCGTGTGGGTACGTTTTAGCACGCCGCCGCAATAAATATTGGCGTAGTAAGTTTCCCCGCTTTCCGGCGTGATGCTGGCCGCGTCCTGCAAAACCATTTGTTGCGCGCTCGTCTGCGTCAGCCGGTTGCGTGAACTCCATGTATACGTCAGATTCGCGCCGCCAGTAATCGCCGCCGGCCGTGTGCCGTATGCGTTGCCCTGAATGCGGAGATTGGCAGGGGGAAAAGGCCGCACGAATTTTGAGCGCGTCGTGAGGGTGTTGGCGATCGCCGACGCAAGCGGAAACGTGCCCTGGTTGTTGTTCGGTAGAAATTTCGCCGCGACGCTCAAATCTGCCGGATATACAGACTTTTGCGTCGTTCCTTCCGCCAGCGAGAAAAACCAAACTTGCGCGCCTGCCAAATGATCGGCGGGCACTGTATCGAGTACGCCGCGAATCACGTCGCTCAATGTGACGCTCAGGTCACTGTTTATAGTCGCCGTTTTCCACGACACGATTTCTTCATCGATTAAGGCAAGATTTGTGCCGAGCAAAATGCCCGTGTTATCCGTCGATGTGAGCGCAGCCAGGTCCGCGCCCGTTGGTCCGATTGTGAAGCCGGTCGTGTCTCGAGCGACCGTCGCCGCAAGGTAATCCGCCGTCAGCAAACCCACGGGGCAAAAATTGAATAGGTCGTTGGTCTGCGTGTCGCCCGCGCCTAGATTCTGGTATACGAAAAAGTCAGTCGGCGTCCCATCCTGGCGCGCACAAAGAGCATAGACCCAAATCCCGATGCTCTGGCCGACGATTGCGAGCGAATAGGGCACCTCATAAAGCCGCTGGAAAATTGGGGCGAGTGGCGTCCCAGAGGGGCTTATCCAACCCGAAGCCGGGGGCGCCTGAAACGTCGCGGAGACAATTCCGAAAACGTCCTCGACGCAATCGATGCTGATTTGTCCATTGAGGAGCTCGCCCCAGGCGATCCTGGTAACACGATAAACGACGGAAGCGATGCCCAACGGCGTCCAACTGAATTTGAAAACGCCGCCGACACGCCATTTCCACGCCGTGCGATTGACAACCAACGTTAACTTTGAAAGCGGGTAGGCCGTCGCCCGAATGCAGCGCGAGCAAATCAACGCCGCTGTGGTCGAGTTCGAAAGCATCTTGAATTCCATCGTCTCCGCGCGGGTCTCGCCGGTCACGACAATATTCGAGAGGTCGTGATTCTGTACTGTGCGGGCCTGGAAATCTGCGTTTCGATCCGTGTATTGCACGAAAATCTGGTTGATGGTTTCCCACCATTGCGCTCGAGAGAATTTCGGAACTGCGACGACGTTGTCGACCGTCAGCACGGGCAGCGTTGAAAGCGTATAGTCGGCGCGCGCTAATTTGAGTGTCCAGAGTCCAGTCGAAGGCTCGACGTACAGAAAGCCGTCAATGTGCCGCAAGATTTCCGAAATGATGGAGTCGGCTGTCGATGGCGTGTCGATAATTGTCGAAATGCCGAGGCCTTCCCCTGCGAGCGTCGACGCCGCCGCTTGAAAATTGGACGCGTCGATTTGTGACGGCGAAATTCCTAAACCCCAGTCGACGTCAGTCAAGCAAACCTGAATCGCCAAAGCTGGATTTGCGTCTGCTCCTCCAGAGCCGTCTGGGTTCAACCGCGCGATCGTGTTTCCCTGGCTATACGGGTCCGGGCAATTTCGAACGACGAAATTCATGGGCTTCGGATAACTCGACGTGCCGACGTAGAACTGCCTCAACACGGCATAGCAGAGGCCTGGATACGACGGAGAAACGCGCGCTGGCGTCGTGGTGACGATGAAAGTGTCGTTAGTCACAAACTGGATTGAGCCAGTCGTGATAAGGAAACTAATTTTCGACGAGGAAAAATTCGTATTCGCGACCGCCGTGCCAATCGAGCCGGACACAGAGCCTACGACGCTAAAGTGCATTAGGCCATGCGAAATCGACGTCGCTTTGATCGTGATGTTTTCATTCAACGCGGAACTGCCAGGCGCTAGGAACGCCAGATAACCGTTGCCCGTGCCCGTGTAAGTCGGAACGCTCGGCGACGCCGTTTGCTTTGCCGAAAGGTACGGGTCGGAGCCTTGCGTCAGCGTGCCGCGATAGAAGTTAATTTGCCCGGAGATTCCCCCGCCGCCATGATCGCCGCCGAAAAGGTTCGACTGACTTATGGTTAGTATCTGAGGGTCCGCGCCCGTGCTGGTGAAAGGCACGGGCTTTGTGTCGCACTGTATCGCGAGCAGGTCGATAGGTCCCTGACAGAGTGCGTACTGCACGCCGATGAAATATTTGTATCCGACGGTTGAGCCGCCGATTCCGAAAATGCCGCCTGCCTTTACCGGCTGGCTCCTGAGGTCTCCCCACCAGACCGTATTGCCGCCCGTCACTTTCACAGTTCCGAAAACGACCGGGATCGCGCGGCCTTCCTGCGCGGTTGGAAATTGAAAGTCGCCTAGCGGGCTCGGGCGAATTTTATTTTTCGACGCGAGCAGGGCCGAAATCACCGTCGTTGCAACGTAAATGAGGAGCATCACCCAGAACATTTAGACAATCGCCTGTGTGAAAGGATTTGTGAGCGGAATCAAGTCGAAACCCAAAAAGTGCGGCACGTTATTATAGGCCGCGCATGCCGCATACGTCAGTTGGCAACCTGCAGTTCCCGTCACCGCGTCGCCCGTGTTCAACCCAGCGATCGGCGAGAGGAGCGTGACCGTGCTCCCAGAATGCGCGGTAATCATTCGATAGTCGTTTCCGCGGTGGAAATACCCTGCGGCGAGCGAGTGCGCCAGGCCCGCAAAACTCGATACAGTAATCGTCAAGCCGTCCGCGCTGATAGCAGAGATGACGCCGCTGGTCGTGAAAAGCGCCAGGCTGATTCCACAACCTGCGTCGCCGAAAACGTGCACGCAAGGCGACTGGTAGCCTTGCTTCGGGATTTTGCGCTGCAGAATATACTGATCGGAATTAACGACGATTTCGCACTCCGTTTCAATCGCTGCGCTCGAGACTTTCCCCGTGAACAGCGTAACGACTTCACTGTCGCCATAGTGCCCGCCGAATAGCGTCACAAACATGGGCGAGGGCGTGAGGTAAGGAATCAAGAGGTCTGCGATCGGCGACTGGGGAGCAACGTATATTTTGATTTGCCCGGAGACGACCTCGTTCGAATGTTCCATTTCCGTGCGGCGAATCGTGATCGGCGTGTAATTCTGGCCCAGATAGGTGATGGTTTCGTCCGCGCTCGTGAAGAAAAACGTTTGACCCGCAACAACGAACTGGTAGAGCTCGTAGGCCTGCGACGTCGCCGGGGATTGCTCTATCGCGTCGTAACTCATGCCGGGGCCTCGTTCGGGACTTCCGTCATCTCGAGGGTTGTCTGCGCCAGGTCGTTGTTCAACCACTCGATTTCCACGTCGTCAGAATCGAGCCGCGCGAAAACTAGAAAACTGACCATCGTGTGCGCCGCTGGGAAGGCCTTCGGGAGTGTGGCATCAAAGCCGAGCGTTTCTGTTCCGTCGCCATTGTCCACCGAGCTCGTAATTTTCCGGTACACCGTGCCACTCAGGTCAAAGGGAATCAGCGCCAGATAGCGCCGCGCATTGTTCGGAAACATGAAACGCGTGTAGAACTCGCTTTTGATTTTGATTCCTGAGTCGCCCAAAACTGCGTCTTGGGACATGATCAGGTCTTGGTCCCAGGTAGGAATCCAGAATGGAAATAGCTTGCCAAGACGCGCCAGGAAAAAACCGCGCAGCGTTGTCACCTGCGAGTGGTTCAGCATTAGCCAGGGAAACGGTTGCGACGTAATCGCAGAACCGCCTTTGTCTATCACCGTGATGGGGCCGACGCCGGGGTCGATGTGAATCAACTTACGAGAATATTTTCGTTTTAAATCGGTCGGCCAGTTTGCCGGAATTTCCAGCACATCAAAGCCTTTGTATTGGGTGAGCGAAACGGCCGGCGTTGGGGCGACTTGCTGCGCTTCTCCAGAGAATTCCAAGTCCATTTGGTCCGCGCCAGAAAAAAGCCGTTGAATGTCCACCGTATCGCCTAGCCGCGCGAGAAACACGGGCATCACAAGCGTTGTCGGTCCGGCTTTCCAATTTTGTTGTGTTGGCGAGCCGAGCGAGATCGAGCTCGAGGTCATTCCCGTGATGCTCACCGCCTCGAAAGTAAACTCGTCCGTCCAGATTGCCGCAATGCCGCCGACTGCAAATTGAAAGTCGGTCGTCTTTACCTGCAGCGTAAGCGAACCGGGCGCCGCGTCGGCGAGCAATGGTGAAACATCGGGCCACCAGGGGACGCCATAGGGCTCATTTTGCCAACCCCAGATTTGGCTTTCAATTCCCGCCGCCTCGCGCGCCGTCATGCCCTTGGCGCGAAACGACGCGCCGCGCCGTGGAAGTTGGCGCAGTGCGCGGCGTTGCTCGCTGTTACTGTACGAAGCGAGCACGTTGGTGAGGTACGAAATCTTTTCCTTCGTGCCGTAGTCCCAATCGATCGGCGCAGAAAATAAGACGATGCGATTTCCCGTAACCAGGATGCACGTCCCACTCACCCCGCTTTGAAACGCGAAACAAATTTCCTCATTGATACTCGGCGCGCCCGTCTTGCTCACAAGCACCTGATAGACGCGGCTGTCGAGCGCTGCATAAAACGTTGGGAACGGGTAGGGGTTTGAGACCGTAAGATCGCCCGTGCCTATGACGTTGATCGCCGTCAGGATTTGGCCGAGGTTTCGAGACGTGTTCCACGGCTCGACGGCGAACTGCGTGTCTGTGATGACAAAGCCGAGATTTTCGGTGAGCGGATTCATAATGAGGCGTTCGAACAACTGCCCGCCGAATGCCTCTACCATGCGCCCGGACAAGTTTCGCGCCGCCGACGATGTGATAAACGTGGCCCTGTTAGCTGCCGCGATCGCGCTCGAGCCCAGATGCAGGCCAATGGTGGCGGAAAAACTCGCGCCTGCAACGTCCGTACTAACAGCGAACGGCGGAATGGAAACCGCTATCGGAGAAAAGTCGACGCCTGCAAAATTGGTCGGCATTGCCTCACTGTTTCACGACTGCGAAATTCGGGAACATTTTATAGGTCGTCGTGCCGAGCACATACTCGGAAGCATTCGAGAAACCCGCGCCGACGCCGTTTGTCAAAAACACATAGGGAAGCGACCCGATGAAAGAAAACGCGCCCGTGTCGCGAGTCGCCATCAAAATGATGGGCAAAAGGTTCGCGCGGCTGTCAGCGCTGCTCGTCTGATTCAATTGCCACGTTTGCGTAGGAGCTAAACTGTCCGAATAACGCGGCCCGATTGTGCGCGGTGACCCGCCGCCCGTCGCTTGCGCTACCATGCTGGCAAGGTTCTTTCCCGTGTAGCCTTGCGCGGGGCCAGTGTTCGACGAAACGCCCAACCATTTCCCTGTGAACGTGTCGACGTCGACGCGAACGAAACAATTCTGAACGCTGCCCGCGTCTGCGTCTGCGCCCGGACAATTCGACGTCGTCGTCGCGCCCGCATTGTTGGCCGTGGTCAGTGTGCTGAAATAGCCGCTCATGCTCCCGAAAAAGTACGGGCCGCCTGTCCAAGTTCCCGCCTTGATAGGCGACGGACCCCAACCAAGGTATTTGTAAAGCGCGGGCGTTGTTTCGATGACAATGACAACGTTGTCGCCGCCAGAGTCGGCGAAAAAATAATAGTTCTGAATCGATCCTGAGGGCAGGCCGATGCCCACACCAACCGTGTACGTTTGCCCGGAGCCAATAGGGCCGCCAAGTTGCGCGTTCCATGCGTTAACGCCGTTAAAGCTGGTATTGAGATATAGGCCGAGTCCGTTGCCCGCCTGTGTCATTCCCCCGCCCCAAATGTTCGTTGCTGTTTCAGTGCTCACGAACGCGCGAAGGCTCACGTAGTTAGTGCCTTTGTGAAGGTGCGCGCGCCAACCCGCGCCGCCTACGCCGTCGGCCTGGCTCATGTCTTGCGTCCACCCAATCGACACGAGCCAGGTCACGAGCGTCTGCAAAAGATTGATCGGGCTGGTTGCCGTCCCAGTTTGGTAAGACATTGCGCCTCGCTCGTCAGATAAGTTTCACTGCGGCGTAGTCCGTTTGCGTGGTCCTGAAAACGTTCTGCACCACGAGGTAAATTGAGTTTCCGATCGTCACCGTGTTTTCGGAGCCGTTCGAAAATCCACTGATGGCCTCGACGCCTTCGGGTTCTCCCCACATATTCGGCGGGGCGCCGCTGACGTCGCCCAAAACGATAGGAAGCATGGAATAGCCGCCGTCGAGGTTTGTCGCCCAATTTGACCAGGCGCTTATAAACGGCCACACCTTGCCCACAGGTGCCGCGTTCGAGCCGTCCGACGCGCGGCAAAATGAGTGCCAAGTTCCAGACGCAAGCCGCAATTGCATCTGGCTACATTGTTCCGCCGCCGTGTTGGCTGGCGTGCAATGTGAAGGGTTTTGCATTTCAGTTCCCGTATAGCTCCAACGCCAGTTGATGCTTGTCGCCACTGGTTCAGTCACGACGAAACACAAGTTTCCGCCCACACAGAGCGGATACGGGAAAACAGACGGGCTCATGTACGAATTCAAAAAGCCTAGATAAGCGATCGCGTACACCGAGGACACTTTTGCGACGACGATAACGCGCCGCCCATTCGCCACAAACCAATAGTTCATTGGCTGGTTCCAGAGCGTCAAAACTGGGGACGAGTGCGTCTGCCCGCCTGGTCCGCCGATGTAACCCGCCTGATTTTCAAAAGCGAGCGCCGAATCAAAAGCCGTGAAGCCGCCCAGTCTCCAATTGTAATAATCCGCTGTTAGGTTCGAGAAAATTTTCGCGCCGACTAAAATCTGATTCAGGCCGCCGTTACCTGGGGCCTGCCAGATCATTTCCGTACTCGTCGTGCGGCGTTTTGAAAGCCAGGGCGGGCAAGTCGAAAATGTCCAGTTGTCGCCGGAAATAAAAGCGACGCCGCCCGCTGTGATCGTAAAATTCACTTTCGTGTTGACGAACGGCGTGCCGACGGTTCCAGTTCCGAGCGAGCCGGATGTGCTCCCAGTCACCGAAAACGCGGTCGAGCTCGTCATGGCCACGGTGATATTTTCCGCGATCGAGGTTGATCCGCCGATGAGAGAAGAGATCAAACCGTTTCCCGTGCCCGCATAAGTCGGTGACGTGCACATCCCCTGCGACGTCAGAAACGTGTCGAGTTTGTTCAACAGGTCGGCGTAATCCGTCGATGTTCCATTAATCCAAGACATGGCTTAGTCCGTCCTCGAGAGCGCCCGCTGCGCGCCTTTCGGGTTGTTCGTGAGTTGTTGCAGGATTACTTTTCCCGCCGCCTTAGACCCCAAATGCCGAAGGATCAAACCCTCATCGAGGCCGATGCCCATCGAAATCTCACTCGAGCTCGTGACGTCGCCCCCGGTGAATCCGCCCGCTGCCAGGTGTGTAACGCCCGTTGCCATGTTGAGCATTTCGAGATTTTTCGCGCCGATTTGCTTAACCGCTTCCGCGTTCATCACGAATTCACCCGATGAAAGCATCGCCGGGATCATGTCTGATTTTGGGCCGCCTGGTCCGCTAACAGGGCCGCCGCCAGCAAAGCCGCCGCCGCCCAGTGCGCCGATAAGCTGGCCGAGAAACCCGCCGCCGCCTCCACCGCCACCGCCGCCGCCCTCGCCGCCACCTTCACCGCCGCTTGTGTCGCCGAGGAGTTGTTTCTGTATTTTCGTGAGCAAAAATTGCGCCGCCATTTTCTGCAGATCGGAAATAATGGATTTGGCCAGGTTCGCGAACGCTTGCTGGAAGGAGTTCGCGTTGGTTATCCCTTCCGTGAAAAACTTGTTGATATCTCCCCCGATGGCTTTGCCCGCCGTCTGTATGCCGGTCAAATGTTTCTGTGCGGCCTCTGTCGCCGCTGCCACGTCAGCGTTGTATCTGTCCTCTGCGGCTAATTTGTCTGCCTGATACTTTTTGAATTGTTCCAAGCCTTCCGCCTGTACTTTCTTGTCCTGGTCCAAAAACAAGGGAAGCATTTCCGTCAGCCGTTGATCGAGATATTTTTTTTCCACGTCGAGTTTTTGCTGCGCGAGCGCTTTAAGGTCTGCCTCCTCTTGCGCGCCGGTGATTCGTCGGAGAGACGCCTGTCGTTCGATTTCACGTTGTTGCAGCGCGATGGCATCGATGGCCTTTTTTTCCTCGAGTGCTTCGTTTTCGTCGGCGAGTTTTCTTTTCGCTTCGCTGAACGCTATCAAATCCTTGAGTTCGGTTTCCGTTTGTTTCGCTTGCGCCTGTATTCCAAATTCTGCCTCGTCCGTCGCGAGTTTCTGGCGGTCCTCCGCCAATTTCTTGTCGGCCTCCCACAACCGCGCCCATTCTGTAATCGTTTTTTTGTTCTGTTCCTCGAGGGCTTTCGCCGCTTTGTCGTCCGCTTCCTTTGTCACGATCGCTTTGTTTTTTTCCGCAATTTTGCGCTGCTCGAGTAATTCGTCCTCGCCTTGCTGGGCGATTTTGAGTCTATTTTCGCGACCTACCATTTCGTTGGCTGCGGCTGCGGTCTCTGCTTCCGTTATGCCTTCACCGATGCCGCCCACGCCGCCTTTTAAGAAACCTGCAAATCCGGCTTGTACTGTCGCGAGGAATCCAGCGCCTGAAACCGGAGCGTTGAGCGAGTTGCGGAGGTTGTTGATGTTTGTGTCCGCTTTGGTGAGTGCCGTGTTCAGGTCGCGCACGTCCAGGTTGGCGATATCGACCGCGTTTTTTCCCAGTCGCTCATACTGTGCGTTTAGCGCGGCCATTTTAGTGACATGCTCATCGAGCGCTTTGTTAAATGCGCGTTCCTGGTCGTATGCCGTTTTTTCTTCCTCCGTGTAGACGAGCAGGTTAGAAATGAACTCACTCATTTTTTCGGCGGCATGCACGATAACTTCCGCAAAACCGATGGCCGCCGCAACCGGGAAAGCCGCCGCTAGAATCGGGCCTAATGTTTCAGAGGATGCCAGCACGCCGCGCAGGTGCCGGTTGAGTTTTATTCCGACTTCTTCACCGAGCAGGGCCGCCGCGCCTTTTGCCTCGTGCATCGACGCGCTTAAAACTTCCTCCCCTTCCGCTGCCTCGAGCGCGCTCTGCTTCACGTCGCGTTGCTGCGTAGCTAATTGTTTCAGTTGCGACGATAGCGAATTGATCGCCGCAGAAACGCCGCGATCCTCTGCAGTGAAGGCAATGCTTACTTGTGGCGGCGTAGACAAGCTAAACCCCTTTCAAAATCTTGGGCAACGACGGCGGGTTTTCCTGGCGTTTCCGATGTGGGGCAAGAACAGCCCAGACGAGCACATCGATAAAATACTCCTGGCGCGCGCTCTCGCGGAGTTGCGAAAGATAGAAAAGCAAGAGCTCGCGGAGGGGCCATGCGCGCACCTCGTCGAACCTCGTCGGGTCATGCCCTGCTACGGAACGGATAACGAGGGCGAAGTTTCCAAAGTCTCGGGCGCCGCGTTCTCGGTAACGTGGTCCGCGTCGCTCTGGGTCGAAGAGCTCTGGAAAGTCTGCGACGATGGCGTCTCGTATCGAAAAAAAAGCGCGACGTGTCGCAGCACCTCTCGACCCATGATGAGTTTTTCTTCCGCGTCGGTTATCGCCGCAAAGCGCGCGGCGTTTTTGTCGGCGTCCTCCCGCGTCCATGTTTTGCCTTCTTCCGTGAGCAATCCGGCGAGCAATTTATATTTGCGCCCGCTCTCTACAATCCGCGCTTGTGTTTCAATCGCCCTTTCTTCTCTCTGTTCATCCGAGAGCGCCGTCGTGTGCGTGAGCAACCCAAGAACGCCAGAGCGCTGCAATTGCGTCAAGACATAGTCATCTTGGATCGCCGCGAGTGCTTCTGTGACTCCGTGAAAATTGCGGCCATCGAGTTTTATCGTCTCCACCTTTGGTCTCCCTTCTAAACGAGGGCGAGAGGCCATTGTCCCGCCCTCGCCGCCCTGCGACGACGCCGGAGACCAATCGAGCGCCGTGCAAGACCTGGTATGCGCGTTGCTTTGGTCTCCTCGCATCTGCGAAACGCGCCAGGCCTGCCACGCCCGCCCCGGCCTTGCAACCTGGCCACGCTTCGCATTTCCGCCAGAGTCCGCAGATTCTGGTCAGAAAAACGTTGCCTGGAAATATGGCGCGGAGGGGTGGTGTGCCGTGTCGTCGAGGATCATTCCCTTCAGCGTCCAATTTCCATAGTCGTCGGCAATCATTCCGAGCGCGCCGCCAGGGTTTAAATTCACGTTCCAGATATCGAGCGCGATTTTCTGGCCGTCTGTCGGATCCGGGTCGAACGTGAGTTTTCCCTTGATGTAAGGCTGCGTTGCGCCCTGGACGACGTTGTTCGTCGCAGCGAGCGGCTTGTAATCGATCGTGACCGCCGACGTGTCAACGACCGCGCTCGTGAGCGGAAAATAAATCAACCCAAGTTGCGGGTCCGCGATCGTGTAGTCGACTCCCTGCACCAGAGTCGTTACGCCCTGGTGTACGACCGTGTTCGCGGGCAGCGATACGTCGAGGTTCAGCGCCAGCGTTCGAAAAAACTTTCCTTTTTTCGTCGGCGTCGCGCCGACGAGCGCCTCGCCCGTCACTGGCGTGGCCGTTCCCACGACGCTTACGATGCCAGCGGCCATCATCACAATGGCCATATGCTGCGCGGAAAAGTCTGTTCCAGTAATGCTGACAGACGGCTCGCGCTTTTTCAAAGCCGATGCAATCAGCGAAACGCTTTTGTTGATCGACTGGAACAGCGTGGCAATATCGTCTTTGATATCGAGTTCGAGTTTGGTGCAGTTTCCGAGGTGCTGGCTTCCGGTCGGGTTTCCGCTCGCGTCGAAAACGTCGAACAGAATCGAACCTTTGCCAAGCATCGGCAAATGCGGGATGGGGTAGAGCAGTCCTGGCATGGTGTTTCCTCCTAACTTTTCGGGTCCTTCTTTGTTGGGTCGGCCCGCGCCGTCCTGTATTTCACCGTGAAGTGGATCGCCGCTGCGGCTAGGGCAATTTCCGCCTCACGAGAAAGCCATACGGTGCGCTCCTCATCGACTCCGCTGGCCAGGCCCGCAAACTTTTCGTTGCCGATAATTATCTGCGTCGCCCATACCAGCAACGGGTCGAGCGCCTGGTCCGGGGGCGTCGTTCCCGCATTCGCTCTGCACTCCACGACAAGCGAGAGTTGCCTTTCCTCGAGCGGAGCCGCATATTTCACCCCTGCGAGCGGTTTCGGCGAGTCGTCGTCGGCGTAAATCATAATTGCCGGAAGCGTTTCTTTTTCGATCGGGCGCAAGCGCTCCCTGTGAACGGTTAGGCCTACCGGGCCGCCCGTGCCTGCGAGCAACGTCGCTGCTATCTGCATAATCTGTTCTCGAATAGAAAAACTCATTGGCTCCAACTTGAAATTGGCGGCGTCGAAGTCGTCGGTGGCAAGGTCTTGTTATATTCAGCCAGCAACAAGGGACCCGCCCAGTTCTGGAAGGCAATAGCCGTTCCGCCATGTGCCTGGTAAACGCTCAACCAGGTGGAGAAACTAACTGCAACGTCATTTACACTCCCCTCGACAATGACCTTGGGGTCCGCGTCGGTGCTTGGCGGTTGGTAGACGCGCATTATCACGTAAGCGTTCGCCATCTCACTCCTCCGTCCCGCAGACGATGACGCGCACGGCTCCGGTAACGAGTGCCGCGCTAAGATTCACGTTCAACACGTTGTTGGCCAGCGCCGAGAGTAGGCCGTTTCCCAAATCAATCCAGTCGGAGTCATAAGTTCCGACAATCGTGCTGCCCGCCGTCGTTGGCACGAAAATACTGTGCGTCAGGTTCAGGCTGGCCGCCGCGTCGAGAAGGTCAATGGTGAAAACTCCGCCCGCTGCCAGCGAAGCGTTCGCCGTCACAATAATTTTGAAACGCATCAACCGGAATTTTTTGCCCGCCGTTGGCGTCCAGAGCGCCGTGCTTCCCGTTGCGGTCGCGGCCACGGTTTTGGCAATGTTCGGAGTTCTCTGAAACGCGAAAGGGCCGGTAGTCGACGGGCCCGTCGCTAAGAATGGAACAAATGCCCCTGGACCGCTCCTCGTGCTCGACCCGACGTTGATGTTAGGTTGGACTGGACCAACTATAGGTGAATTGCCGTCGATAATTGAGTTGCCGTCAAGAACCTGCGCTTGCGAAGTCGGGTTGATGAAAGGCCCTACCGCTCCCTGCCACTCTGAACTATTCAGCGTGAAGGTCGACACAACGGATGTGCCGTTGATATAGCGAACCTGCCAATACCTCTGTGGCAAGTTCACGCGGATGGTTCCACTCGCCGCGGTGACGACTCCCAATTGTGTGAATGGCCCGTTAACCTGGTCGTCGCAAGAATCCACATAGCAGCCATCGGAACCGGCGGACTGGAACGCGTTCGCAAAAAAACTAATTTCGGCGCTCGACGCGCCCGTCTGCTGAGTGTCGAACCAACCCGCCGCCGCGCGAGTCGATTGCATGCCGTTCGGCCCGTAGTACACAGTCGCCGAGGTCGTAGGATTCGTCGTACTAATTACGCGGAAAGTTTTTGCCGGGAGATTCCGGACGACGGGCGCCGCCTCTGTTCCCACTGGCGAAGTGGTCGCCGCCGCCGCGACGTTTGTAGTTCCCCATTGCGCCACGTTTTGAGTCAGCGTGCCTTTCAGCGTGTCGTAAATCGAACGTAGCCAGCCACGAATGCCCGTCCCTGGAATCGACGGCGGGGCCGCGCCGTCCGTGCCCATGCTTGTCTCCGTCGCCGCGCCCGCTGGCAGTGGCAAGGCCGCCGCGCTCACTGGCTGCGTCGCCGGAAAATTCGAAACGCTCACCGAGCCGCTGACCGGCTGCGTCCCTGGGAAGTTTGAAACACTCACCGTCAGCGTCGCTTTTAGCGTGTCGTAAATCGAGCGTAGCCAGCCACGAATGCCCGTCCCTGGAATCGACGGCGGGGCCGCGCCGTCCGTGCCGAGGCTCGTCTCCGTCGCCGCGCCCGTTGGCAGAGGCAGTGCCGCCGCGCTCACTGGCTGCGTCGCCGGAAAGTTTGAAACTGCCACGCTTCCTGAGACGGGAACAGGGTTGCTCGTTCCAGCGCGCTGAACGTGTCCGCCAGAATCTATGATCCCGATTTGTACGGGCGGCTTCGTCGGTGCGACGCCTGGGGCATCCGGGCCGCTGACGATCGGATCGCCTGCTATGTATTTCCCACTCGCGCCGTCGTAAATCAGGATTGCGCCGTCAGTCGGGTGCGTCGGGTCGACGGGAACGCCCGCGATCGAGTCCGCGTCGCCCGCCGCCGCTGCGAGCTCGACGGGTGGCGTACCTGTTCCCATTCCAAAAAACAATTCGTGAGTGTCCAGACAAAAGAGCAGTTCACCCTGGGCGCACTCAGCCGGTAAGTTGGCTTTGAGGCCGCGTCGCGCCTGAATGATGGTCGACGTTTCGCTCATGCGACTTCACCCACCTGGAAATTAGTTACTGCCACATCCGGCGAAGCGTCCGAAGCGATAAACAAGCCTGGCAGAAATTCAGAGAGCGTCGGAAGATTCGGGTCTGACCCAGAAAACACGAGCACGCCGTTCAGGTACGCGTAAACCTGCGTCCCCTGCACGGCAATTAGCATCGTGTCGCCCGCCTGGGGCGTGTAAGGCATCGTGAAATTCACGCCCGTGACTGGACTCGAGGGAGACCCCGTCAACGAAACGACGTCGAACTCGATGCCTGAGCCCCCATCAAAAACGGAAAGAAAAACGCCCAGAGCAGTGGTCGAGTCCGTTCGCACGGCAAACTCGAGCAGCGAGTTTGGGCTGTTCGTCCAGGCCGCCAGAGTCAGAGACGCCCACTGGTCCGCGCCAATCGTCACACCCGTGAATAATTCGCCGGTCACGACGCCACTTAATTGGGTCGACTGGCATTGTCCGCTGACGGCTTTGAGCGACCCAAAGCCAGGGACCGGCGTCCAAAGCGTCGGGTCGAGCGGGAACGCCGAGGGCGTGAAATCGTCGCCGCCAAGCGTTACGAACGTCGGGCCAGTGGAGAAAGCGCCGCCATCCGGCGACTGTCCTACACCGCCAGTGCCGTCGAAACCGCCGCCGTCGATTATGTCGGGCGGTGGCGGCGGAGGGGTGCCCGATGCCGGACCCAGAAAAAGTTTGGTCGTCCCGCCGTCACCCTCTTTTTCGCGTACGCGCACAGTCCACCATTTGCTATCGATAACGACGAAAGAATCAACTTTGGCATTGGGAAAAGCCGAGGTCTGAATTGTTAGAACAGGTTCCTCGACGACGACCTGGCCGCGCGCCGGATCACCGGAAAACAGCGCGCCCGGCTGGTCCATGAGTGCGAAGCCGTCGACGCCGTCAATCGTGCAGGGCACACCGCCAGTCGCGAGAATCAGCGAACCAATGTCCTCGTCATGCCAAACCGTGGTCATTCTTTTTTCGCGCCAACCTTTTCGGGCGGGCCGGATGAGACTTTGCGCGCGACGGGATCGCCGTGTTCCGGCTGTTCCATCGTCACGCTGTAATTCGCTCGCCCTGGTTCAAGCAGCACGGCCAGGCCATCGCCGACGAGTAGCGCCGCCCTCATGCGCGACACGTCGAACACATCGCCCGGATAGCCGTCTTGGTTTTTCTCGACGATGCAAGCCTTTATGATTTTAATTCTGAGAGTGTCAGGTCTTGGCATTTTGCTAGGTCTCCTCTTGTATAGCGTTTGTATGGCCACTGATTTTGTTGTCGGGTTCAGTGGCCGAAACCCCACTCGTTTTTGTGTGTTAGTTCTTCGATGGCGGCTCGTGTGTCGCGCTATGCGCCGCGCCGCCCTTTGCGTTTTCTTCCTTCGCCTTGGCCGCATCCTCCGGGGTCTGCGCGCCGCCGTCACCGAGCAAAATCGACGCGACGTTTCCATCGACCTCGACCTCATCGCCGATCGCGTGGTCTTTGCCGTCAACAATCGTCGCCCTTAGCAAGACGACTTTTCTTTTCGGCTCAACGCGAAATCCCGCTGGCAATGCCGCCGCTTCGGTCTGTGCCGCGCCTGCGTCCGTTGTGCTCTTGTGCTGTTCTTCTGGTACGTGCTCGCCGTGCTTCGTCATGGTTCGACTCCTCTTTTGAAAGATTTCGGAAAAAAAGATAGCGGGCAGGGTTTCCTCTTGCCCGGAAAAATTGTTTTACGTGGAAACAACGTACTTCGCGGCAACGAACGCGCTTGGATAAGTCAGCGTCACGTCCGTCAGCATGAAAGTGGTGAGTTCGATCATGCCTTGCTTTTTCAGCCGGTAGGGGTCGACGACGAGCTCGAAACCATTTCCCCACATCGAAACAATCATGGTTTCGAAAACGCCTCGAATGATTGAATGCAAGAGCGTGCCGGTGCCCTTCGTGCCGTTTTTCGGCACGTTGTTTGTGGAGCGGGCTACATAGCCGTCTATGGTGTTATCGTCGGCCCAAATCGGGAAGCCTACCGTGTTGCCCAACCGCGCAATCGTTTTCAGCTTGCCTTTGATTTCCGGCGTGCTCAAAAATGCGCCCTGGCCGAGTTGATCGGCATTCGCAACCTCGAGCAGTTGCGTCATATTGACCATATCCGCCCACGCGGGTGAGCCGCCGTTTCCGGTGTCGGCGATCATGTTGTAAAGTTGCACGCCCGCCGTCGAAAGAATGCCGGATGGTTGGCTTGTGCCGCCGCCGATGATCGCGACGAGGTCAATTGCCTGCGCCATGTCCATCGAAAGGTCTTCGCGCACGAGCGTGTCGACGTCGAGCACAGCTTGTGCAAGCAGTTGGCGAGAATAGCTTGTCGAGGACTGATACGTGTGCGGCGCGCTCGGGATTTGCGCCAACGTCAGAGCGGAGTCGGCCACATCCACCCCAGGATTTTCTATGACCCAGGAGCCGGTCGCCTTGCCCGTCTGTTTCGGGTAGGCCACGTTATCGCGCAGGCCCACAATCGTACGCGCGCCCAGTTCTTTCACGCGCAGCCGGTTGTAGAGAAATTTCAGGAATTCGCCGGGCTCCACGTAAACGAGAGCGCCGCCCGCCGCCGTGGTTTTACTGTCGAGTCCCGCGCGTGTCTGGACCTGGAAATCGCGCCCATGAATCGAGCGGTCCATTTCGAAAAGTTTGGGATATTTTTTCGAGAGTTCCTTGTCCACGATGTGGCGAATGCTCCACGGAACGAAAAGACCGCCGTGGCTCCCGCCCCTGCTGCGCTTTTCGAGTGCGTCAGAGATTTCCAGTTCCAGGCAATTTTCGTATCGATGCGACGCGCCACTCTCGCTGAGTTCGCGGTTCGTGACCATTGCCATGATGCCGCGCGCCAGGTTGTATTCCGACTGCTCGCGCTCCGTCAGTGTAAATCGCTCGACTTCTTCAGAGCCAGGTTGTGCGAGAGGCCTCGCGGCTCCGCGCTCCTCGATCGTTTGCAGAATACGCTTTGACGCTTGCTCCGCCGTTATGCCTTCCTCGACCATTTTGGCTAACACCTCGTGGTCGATTCCGTGCCGCTTGCCGAGCCGAAAAATTTCAGCCGCGGCGGTCTGTGCTTCTTTAACTTCGATTGCCATAGACGCCTCCGTTAAATTCGGCTTGGAAGCCGGTGTGTTACTGCGAATTTGGACCGGAAAAAACCTGTGTTCGCTGCGATTGTGTCCGACCGTAGGATCGGCCGGCACTGCAACAGAGCTGGCCTCTACAGGCATCCAGCGCGTGGCGCGATACGTGTCGCCTTCTTTATCTGACTGCTTTTCGAGCACGACCTCGTTAACCATATAGCCCACGGAAATGAAACGCCGGATGCCGTCCTCGATATCGCGCTTCACCGCCTGGGCGGGAGCGTTTGCGGAAAATCGCACATTGCCGCGCAGTTTCTTGTCATCGTCGAGGCGAACCTTTTCAATAATTCCAACCACGTCGCGCGAATCATGGTCGACGAGAAACGACAAACCGCGCTTTGCGCGCGAGAGATCAACCGCTTCCGGCGAGTGGTCGAGAATCTCGTTACCCCACCAACGCTTGACGGGGAATTCCGACGAGATCGCAATTTCCATATCGTCCACGTCGTCGTCGGGTTCTTTGTCGCCTTTATCGCTTTCCTCGCCGTCGACTCTTCCGCCGTAAGCTGCCGTGTCCGTCGGGTCCGTGCCCTTGTCCTCTTCCGCCGCTGACGCGGCGGCGGGGTCTTTCGGCTCGGGCATCGTCTCGACGCCGCCCTCGGTTCCGCGCTTTTTCGGTCCAGGTTTTTTCTCGCCTGCCGGTTTTTCCTTTGCGCCTTTTTTCGCCCTGAGAATCACCTCGAGGATTTCGAATTCGCGATCCTGCATTTCGAGCAGCATCCCGTCGCGAAAGACTTTTTTTTCTGGCGGTATCGTCGCTGTGGTCATCGCTTACCTCCTGGCAGCGCGAGTAAACGCGCTGGCTTTTCCCCGTCCGCGCCTTCCGCGCCCGCTTCGCCCGTATCTTCCTGGCCTGTTTCTTTCGTGACTTTCGGCGGCTTCGCCGAAACGTTTAGTTCGAGTTTGTATTGCGAGGCGAGTTTCTTTTCGAGCGCGAGTTGCTCGAAAATGTCCTCGACGTCCTCGCCCTTGTCGGCGAGCACTTCCGTTC